GCTTATCGCCAAGCTCTACGTGACATCACGGACCAAGATGGCTTTCCAACTAACATTACATGGCCGACTAAACCTTAATGGCCTCAGTAGAAGAAATCAAAGAAGCTGCTGAACGTAGCCTTGTCACCTTCATTAAGCTTGTAGCTCCTCAACGTGTACTTGGTGCATGTCACGAGGATGTCTGCAAGTGGTGGACACGACAAGAGAAGAAGACACACCAGTTGTTGTTGTTCCCACGAGACCACGGCAAGTCAGCTATGGTGGCCTACAGGGTTGCTTGGGAGTTAACTAAGAACCCCACCCTACGGGTACTGTACATCTCAGCTACGTCTAACTTAGCTCAGAAGCAGTTGTCGTTTATCAAGAACATATTTGAGTCAGACACTCACCAGAAGTACTGGCCTCAACACTTAAACAAGGATGAGAGTAAACGTGAAAAGTGGACTACATCAGAGATTGCACTCGACCATCCAGACCGTAAGAAAGAAGCTATCCGTGATCCTTCGATCTTTACTGGTGGCCTTACTACTTCACTTACGGGTATGCACTGTGACATTGCAGTCCTCGACGACGTTGTTGTTTTCGAGAATGCTTACACGAATGAAGGCCGTAACAAAGTTAAGTCTCAGTACTCTCTACTCTCGTCTATTGAAGGTAGTGAAGCACAAGAGTGGGTAGTAGGTACACGTTACCATCCTAAAGACTTGTACTCAGACTTGATGGGTATGGAAGAAGACTTGTACTCTGACAATAATGAACTTGTAGGTAAAGAGAACATCTACGAAGTTATGGAACGAGCAGTAGAAGGTAACGGTGACGGCACAGGGGATTTCCTTTGGCCACGTCAGTTACGTAAGGATGGTAAGTTCTTTGGCTTTGATCTCAAGATCCTTGCTAAGAAACGTGGACAGTACCTAGACAGGGTACAGTTCCGAGCACAGTACTACAACGATCCTACGGACCCTGACAGCCAGCCTATCGCATATGATAGGTTCCAGTACTACGATAAGAAACACATGGTCAGAGAAGGTGGACAGTGGCTCTACAAAGGAAACAAACTAAATGTTAGTGCAGCTGTGGACTTTGCTTACAGTGTCAGTAAACGTGCAGACTATACAGCAATTATCGTCATTGGAGTGGACTCTGAAAATAACGTCTACGTTCTAGACATTGATCGTTTCAAGACAGACAAGATCTCTGAGTACTTCAAACACATCCTAGACCTACTTAACCGTTGGGACTTTAGGAAGTTACGTGCTGAGTGTACAGCTGCTCAGTCAGCTATCGTTACAGAACTTAAAGACAGCTACATCAAACCTAATGGTCTTGCCTTGAAGATTGATGAACACCGTCCTAACAGACACCAAGGTTCTAAGGAAGAACGTATTGCTGCTATCCTTGAGCCTCGTTATGAGAACCTACAGATGTATCACTACCGTGGTGGCAACTGTCAGGTACTAGAAGAAGAGTTAGTGTCTCACAACCCTGCTCACGATGACTGTAAGGACTGTCTAGCAGCTGCTGTAGAAGTAGCAATCAAGCCAAGTAGTTCAGTTAGACGTACTCGAAGTCAAGATGCTAATGTAGTATTCCACCCTAAATTCGGTGGTGTTGCATTTTAACACTTGACAATGTAATTAAATTGTTGTATTATTACAACATAGACTAAGACTAGGAGTCGAAATGGCTGGTACTACAATAGATCTTGACGGCATTATTGATCCACATGCTCTTGCTGTGGACATTGCTAGTCGTTGGTCCACTTGGAACAATGCTCGTTCTGGTAAAGTAGAAGAGTGGAAAGAACTGCGTAACTATCTTTATGCAACTGACACACGTACAACAAGTAACAACAAACTTCCTTGGTCTAACTCTACAACCACTCCAAAGCTTACACAGATTTCCGACAACCTACATGCTAACTACTTTGCTGCTTTGTTCCCACAGAAGAGGTGGATGAAGTTCGAGGCAGAGGATGCTGCGTCAGACGTTAAGATTAAACGTGACATCATCCAGTCTTACATGGAAAACAAGCTCCGTCAGTCTGACTTCATTAACACAACAAGTAAACTTATCAATGACTACATCCAGTACGGTAACTGCTTTGCTACTGTGGACTATCAACGTAAGATTACAGAGTATGAAGACGGTGATCGTGTAGTAAACTACGTTGGTCCTAAGCTTGTTCGTATCTCCCCTTACGACATCTGTTTCAACCCAGTAGCTGCTGAGTTTGCTGACACGCCTAAGATCATCCGTTCTGTTCTCACCCTTGGTGAAGTTCAACGTATGGCTGAGAGTGGTGTTAACAAAGAGTACATGTCTGAGATCTTTAACAAGATGCTAGTCAACCGTAGCTCTGCCCAAGGTGCTGATGTAGATAGCACTAAGTCTCAGGCGTTTGTAGCTGATGGTTTCTCTAACATCTCAGAGTACTACGAATCTAACTACGTAGAGATGCTTACTTTCTATGGTGACATTTATGACACAGAGACTGGTAAGTTCCTTAACAACCGTATCATTACTGTTGTAGACCGTTCTTACGTTATCAACAACGAAGAGAACCCATCTTGGTTGGGCCGTGATCCTATCTTCCACGTAGGTTGGAGAGACCGTCCAGACAATATCTATTCAATGGGACCACTGGATAACCTAGTAGGTATGCAGTATCGCATCGACCACCTTGAGAACTTGAAGGCTGATGTGTTCGATCAGATCGCCTACCCAGTACTTAAGATCCGTGGTGACGTAGAAGACTTTGACTTCGAACCTAATGCTCGTATCTATCTAGGTGATGAGGGTGACGTAGGTTACCTTGTTCCTGATTCAACTGCACTTAATGCTGACTTCCAGATTCAAAACCTAGAAGCTAAGATGGAGATGATGGCTGGTGCCCCTCGTGAAGCTATGGGTATCCGTAGTGCTGGTGAAAAGACAGCCTTCGAGGTTGGTCAACTTATGACAGCAGCTGGTCGTATCTTCCAGCACAAGACTGCTCACTTCGAACGTGTGTTCCTTGAGCCTATCTTGAATGCTATGTTGGAAGTGTCTCGCCGTAACATGGACTACGAGGATGTAGCTAAGGTTCTTAATGAGGACACTGGTTTATACTTCTTTACAGAGATCACCCGTGAAGACCTTAAGGCTAACGGTAAGATCGTTCCAATGGGTGCTCGTCACTTTGCTGAACGTGCTCAACGTGTACAGAACCTAACACAGATGTACCAACTTAAACTATCAGATCCTACTGTTGCTGCTCACCTATCAGGTAAAGAGTTTGCACGTCTGATGGCAGATGAGCTAGGTGAACCAGCTTTGTTTAGTGAGAACATCTCAGTTACTGAACAGATGGAAACACAGAAGGTTGCTCTTGATGCTCAGGTTGAGTTTGAAGCACAACAAGAGGAAGCTTCTGAACAGGGTATGGAAGAACTACCCCCTGTAGAGGAAGCACCTGCTGAGGAACCACCAGTTGAGGAAGAACAACTGTGAAGTCTACTTGGTTTAAGAACTGCAAGAGTCAAGCAGAAAAAGATAAAGTCAAACAACAGATACTTTCCCAACAGGAAGTCATTGTTCGACTAGAAGAAATTCTTGAGTCTATGCTCAAGGATACTACCACTGCCGCAGAATACGACTCACCTTCGTGGGCGTACCTGCAAGCAGATCGGAATGGGTACAATCGAGCAGTGACCACTGTGTTGGAACTCATCAACTTTAACAAGGATTAACAATGAGTGTATTCTCTGAAGAACAGGTGACCCCTGATACTCAGATGCAAGAGCCTTCTACGGAGCAGCTAACCAGCCCTTCGGTACTAGGAGATCTTGTGGGCGAAGGACGGAAGTTTAATGATGTTGAAGCTCTTGCTAAAGGAAAGCTAGAAGCTGATCGGTTCATAGAGCAAATGAAGCTTGAGAACAATCAGCTAAAAGAAGACCTTAATAAGCAACAGTTTGAACTAGGAGTTTCCAACCAACTGAAAGAAACGGCTTCGGCTTCCACTGCTGAACTTTCAGTCCCCAACAATAACGATAGTGGCACGTCAAATACTTCTACCACCCAGAGTACTTCGAGTGAAACAGATATTGCAAGCCTAGTCGAACAGACCTTGAAGAAACGAGAGCTAGAAGGTGTTGCTAAAAACAACATTGCTGTCGTCGAATCAGAACTGGATAAGATCTACGGAACTGAAGCAGGTAATGTCGTAAGGCAGAAAGCTTCGGAACTGGGATTACCTTTAGCAGAACTAGAAGGTATGGCCTCTAAATCACCAGCTGCTTTCATGCAGTTGTTAGGAAAGCCAGCCCCTCAAATGTCTCCAATGGTCCAAGGTTCTATTCGGACTGAAGGGACTACGATGCAGGGTTCGTCAGATAAGAACTTTGGTTTCTACCAAAACCTTAGACGTACAGACCCTAAAGCCTACTATAGTACTTCGAACCAACGTACGATGATGGCAGATGCCGAACGTCTAGGTTCTAAATTTTACTCGTAAAGGAATACGATCATGGCTGGTAACACAGTAGCTACACTAGCACTAGCAAAACGTGCAGAAGTTTGGTCCGCCGAACTTAAAGAGATCTTGCGTGACGAACTGCAAGGTATGAAATATGTAAAGTGGTTGGACCAGTTTCCAGACGGCGATACATTCAAGATCCCATCACTTGGTGATGCGACACTTAATGACTACTCAGAAGATACTTCTGTAACATACGATCCGATTGATGATGCACAGTTCACGTTCTCAATTACTGAGTACTTGCAAGCTGGTAACTACATCACCAACAAAGCAATGCAAGATGTGTACTACGCAAATGAGATCATGTCTCAGTTCGTACCATTGCAAGAACGTGCTTTGATGGAACGTGTTGAAACAGACATCATGGCACTTGGTGGCCAGCAGACACTTGACGATGCCAACGTAATCAATGGCACTGATCACCGTATGCTAGGTTCTGGTGCTGGTGGTAAGATTGGCGTAGCAGACTTTGCTAAAGCTAACCTTGCTTTGAAAACTGCAAAGGTTCCACAGAAGAACCTCGTAGCAATCGTTGACCCATCCGTTGAGTTTGAATTGAATACATTGTCCACATTGACAAACGTATCAAACAACCCACGTTGGGAAGGTGTTGTACGTGATGGTATCGCCACTGGCATGTCATTCATTGCAAACATCTATGGTTTCGATGTTTATACTTCTAACTACTTGAAGACAGAAGCTGCTGAAACTATCGGTGGTACAACTGTAAACAACGCAATCACCAACATGTTCTTCTCTGCTGATCAAGCTGTACTACCTTTCGTTGGTGCATGGCGTCAGATGCCAGAGGTGGATACTGAGTACAACAAAGACTTCCAACGTACAGAGTTTGTAACTACTGCACGTTATGGTATGAAGTTGTACCGTCCAGAGAACTTGGTCACTGTTATGACTGCGCCTCTTGCGTAACTAAGATACAACGGGAGGGGAGAAATCTCCTCCTGTTACTACTTTCTACTTGACAAGTTTTGAGACTCTGTGTATAATAGTCTTAACACTTCCATCCAGCAAGGATAACTATCATGGCTAACGTAGAACACTCATCACTAACAGGTAGTGCATTGCACGAACCTAAAGGTACATCTTCTGCTGCCTCTGGTGAAGTGTATGTAGCTAATGGTTCTGGTACTGGTAACTGGCAACACATCCACCGACACCTAGGTGCGACAACAACCTTTAGTTCTTCAACTCCTTATGCTTACTCTATTGATACTGATACCGTTGAGAAGTTTCTTTCTCCGACTATTACTGATTCACACGTAACTGGTTTTACTGTTGTTACTTCACCTAACCTACGGTTCTCATACGACGACCCGACTTCTGTAACAGGTTTAATCAATGTTACTATGTCCTCTACACAGTCTTCGGGACCGTCCCATGACGTAGAGTGGGCTTTGTTTAAGAACGGTGTAGAGATTGTAGGTTCACGATCTATCCGTACTATTGGTACAGGTACTTGGGGTTCTATTAGTGTTTCAAGTGTTACGACACTTAACCAGAATGACTATATCGAAATTAAAACTAAAGCCGATACAGACAACGTAGACGTGAACTACGCAAACATCTATGTCTCCATTATTGGAATGAGTGCATAACATGAAAATGACACTATTAGAAATGGTGCAGAACATCCTCTCCGACATGGACTCGGAAGAGGTTAACAGCATCTCAGACAGCAACGAGGCAGAGCAAGTAGTGCAGGTTATTAAAGCCTCGTACTACAACATGATTGCCTCACGGTTTATTCCTGAGTTAGCTCAGATTATAAAACTAGACTCTTTGTCTCAGTCTGCTAGACCTACTCACTTTCAGTTTCCTACCCGTGTAAAGAATATAGAGTTTATCGACTACAACATCTCTGAAGTCTCAGGAGGTGTTAAGTATGATCGCATGAAGTACATCTCTCCTGATGAGTTCTTCTCTGTATCAGATAGACGTGACAGTGAAGCAGGTAACGTAGTTAAAGTTCCTGACGTAGACGCAGGTAGTACTCTCCTTATTCGTAACGATGTATTCCCTACCTACTACACTACGTTCAACGATGAACACATTGTGTTTGATAGCTACAAGTCTTCTATTGAGGCTACACTACAATCCTCCAAAACCCGTGGTTACGGTGTTAAGTACCCAACATTCGACACAACATCTGATGGCTTTGTCCCTGACATTGATGCCACAATGTTCCCGTTCTTGTTGGCTGAATCTAAATCAACAGCAATGTCACTCTTTAAATCTGGGTCTGATCCCAAGGTTGAACAGGCTGCTCGTCGTCAGAAGAGTTATGTGCAGAATGACATGCACAGAGCCAATGTAGGAAAGCCTAAGAACAATTATGGAAGACGTTAAAGTAACAAAGAATAAAGACGGTCTTGAAACTAAGATAGAAAGCTCTAAGACTGAAAGAGCCTTGATCGTCTACAAGCCTGATAACGGCTTTAAGTTTTACGCAGTTAAGTACGAAGGTGGTTCCAAAGCACCCGAAGGTTTACAAGGTAGTTGGACAGGTAGTGCTGGTGCATTGAAAGCAGTTCTACTTCACCTAAAGAATAAACCAGTTACTCAACGTAAAGCAGTGAATGATCGTGCCAACAAACGTGCTGCTGAAAAGGAAAAACTAAATGGCCCAAAGCCTGATTCAAAGAACGGTTAACACGTTTGTCAAAGGTCTCATTACTGAGGCTTCTGAACTTACCTTTCCTGAGAATGCTTCCGTTGATGAACTGAATTGTGCCCTCTCCTTAGACGGTACCCGTCGTCGTCGTAAAGCTCTTACGTACGAACCCGATCACGTTCTGTCAGACATTGTAGTACCTAAGGGTACTCTGGTCCACACACTAGACTGGTATAACGTAGCTGGTCAAGCCAACCTTGAGTTCCTAGTCGTACAGGTAGGTGCAACAGTTTACTTCTATGAGAAAGCTTTAGATCCACTGTCAGGCAATAAGTTTGCTAACTCGTTAAACCTTAACACCTTCTCTGCTAATAATAACCTTTCTCCTTCTGAAGAACGTATTCAAGTTACATCCTTGAATGGTGAACTTGTTGTTGCTTCAGCAGCACTTAACACTTTTCATGTAGAGTTTGATACAGTTGCTAAGACCTTTAGTACCACAGTCATTAACTTTAAAGAACGTGACTTCGAGTGGCAGGGTTCAGACAACGAAGTAACAAACCTTTATTTCTCTTCTGGTTCCTCTACTGAACGTACCTACGATGCTAAGAACGTAGGTTGGGGTCAAGGTGGTGGTCCAGCTACTT